TTTCAGATTTCAAATATTCCATTATCATACCACCTACATAAGCGTTTTGTTCACGCCAAAACTTTACAAGTGCATACGCATCTTCGTAATGTTCAGCTTCAAATTCTATTTGAATGGCTTTTTTAACTCCAGCGGTCATTGAGTCTGTTTGCCTTGTCAAATCTTCATCATCGTCATCCAGAAAAGAATAGTCTGGCTGTGTGGCAACTTCCTCAACCACCACCCCGCACTCTTCAATATCAATATCGTACTCCTCAGCAATAACTTCAATCATTTCAAAGTCTAAATTAAAGTTTTTATTTGCGGTGGTGTTTGCTAAAATTTGAGCTTCAAAATATTCCTTTGTGTTGCTTTCAATATCGGTAACGATTACAGGATATTCGTTTTCTTTGAGGTGTATTTCAATAGGTTTTTTGCCTTGCTTTTCAAATTGCTCAAAACGTGCGTGTCCAGAAATTATTGTACCATCGGTAGCAACTGAAATACTTTCAATTACTCCGACTTGCGAAATTGATTTAGCTAATAATTCAGTTCCCTTTTGGGTGTGTAAATTGGTGTTGCGGTTTGATGGTTTAATATTTATCATATCTTTGATTTTATATAGAAATTATTTTCTAACTCTTTTGGCTTCTCACGGATTAAAATTTCTAACAATTTCAATTCCTCGTCTATCTTTACCAAGTCGTGTTGCATTTTTAATTTCGTTTTGCAAAGTTCGCGATAATATTTTTCATATTCAATCATTTCAATTCAATTTTTATCATTTGTTTAATTATTATGGCACAAATATACAAATATTTTTTTTAAAAGTTTCTAAATCTTTTATCAACCAATATTCAAATCCCAAATCGTTAACTCTTTTTTGAAATTCCTTTTGACTATCTGACTGCCTACCTATTTCTGTTTTCAATTCACAAAAAATTAATTTTCCATTTGGCAAAATTACTATTAAATCTGAAACTCCTGGCATTACGCCAGTATTTTTAAATTTTTTATTTCTAAAAGTACTTTCGTTTGGTATTGAAAATATAATCCCTCTTTTGGGTTGATTTTTAAGGCAAAAATTATTATTATACCATAAAAAAATCTGTTGCTGTAATTGTTCTTCATTCATTAAAGGTAATATTTTAAAGGTAATATTTTTGTTTTCAAACTATATAAAAAAAATATAAAAATACATAATATATACAATATATGAAAAATGAAATATTATATATAGTTTATTAATATATTTATTCTACCTATCTACCTTTGGTTATAATCATTTGATTTTTAGTAATTTAATAGGTAATATTTTTTAATTACCTTTTTCCTACTTTTTAAATTTTTCTTACCTCAAAAAGGCACGTCTTGTGATTTATCTTGCTGATAATCAAAGGTTTTATATAATTTTACACCAAAAAGCACTTTTCCATCTCTTTTATAAGATTTGTAAGTTATTTTATTTTTTGTAAAAATGTCCTTTATATCATATTTTGTAATAGTTATTGATGTATGCAAATTTAGGTTGTTTAAAATATTACCTTGATTAATAATTATCTCCTCTTCATGCCTATCATTTTTTTCCAAAGAATAGAAGTTAAAAAACAATTCTTCAACTGGCATTGTTTCTAGATTTGAGCTTGTGTTTTGGTTTAGAAAATCAATATCTTCACTATTATATATTTTCCATTCAAAATCTTTTCTGTATAAATCAAATGCTTCTCGCCAAATGTCATCAGTATTTATTTTTATCATTTCATTATAATCTATTTTTTGCACGTTTATAGGCAGAATACGTCTATTTCCGCTAACATCTTTTAAAATATCTACTTCATTGCTCGTTCCACATAAAGATGCCTTACGTTTCATTTTTGAATAAAAAGAAGAATAAGGCAATCGTATATCAATTTGATTGGCATCAGCTATTTTTTTGAAATCTTTCACGTCCTTTGTGGCTAATCCACCGAACTCGTCATCTAGCACCAACAAACCCTTTACTAAATTGTATATACTATCTTTATCTTTTGCATCAATTCTGTGTTCAATAAGATATTTTTGTAACTCATTTGGTAGTAAATTTCTAAAAAAAGATGTTTTTCCAGTCCCTTGCTTTTGACCGCACAAAACTAAAGTTAACGGGCTTACTTTTGTTTCGTGGTGTGGACTAATCCAGTTGTGAATAGAGCCTACAATCCATTTCTTAAATGCCCAAATGTTGTACTCTGACTGAGGTTGTATGCAATTAATATACTTTTCAATATTCCCTTTTTCAAATTCTTTGTTGCTAAAAAAATCATTTAATGGATTAAACACTTTGGTTGCTTCGCTATTAATCATGTCTCGAACATCTGATTTTGTTACATTAAAATCTAGGCAATTTTTGGCAGAAAAGTAAATTGAATTTAGTTTAACATCATCTAAAATTTTATCATTTATAAAAATTTCATTTGTTATTGAATCACGGTATGGATTATAGTTTTCTTGAATAAAATTTTTAAGTTGATTTACTTCTGTATCTTGGCTTTCAATTTGAAAATCAATTTTAGAATTAATAACTTCTGAAATTAGATTATCGCTTGGTGCTTCTAATTTTAGAACTTCCGTAATATGTTTTTTTACGCTTTCAATAGTTGGTGTGCCTTGTGTTTTTTGAAGTGTGACCGTTGCAATAGTTTTCTTTGTAAGGTGGCTATAAATTTCAATACCCTCCTCTTTCACATAATGAAAAAAAGTATTTATTGATATTTGACCTTGTTTGCAAAAGTTCTTATAATGCTTTTCAATTTCCTTTTCATTATACTTTGAACCGTTTTGACAAATCGCTTTAAAATAATCCAATCCAGCAGAACCAAATTTGGAACCAATTGCAAAGCCAATATCGCAATATCTTTTGTAGTCATCTTGGCAAAGGTCAATCCCTTTTAATTTATCGATTATTTGACCAAAATCATCTTGAACGAAAACATACTCTTTTTTTTTTATTTCTTTTATTTTTGTTTTCGCTATGAATTTAACGGCTTTATCGTTTTGAAAAATATATGGGTCGTAAGACAAAAAACGAAGTCTATTTTTATTCTTACAAGATTGGTCAATCATAATATTAAAAGTGTCCCAATAGTACTGACCTATTTCGTTAAAAGACTCTAAAAACTTGTTAGGATTAATTTTGATAAAAACACATAAACCATCGCCACCAAATGACCTGTGCGAAACAAAAGTATATTTATCATCATTGATTTTGTTAAGCAAAGGCAAATCTACATTATCATCAATATCTACAACTATTAAGCCGTTTAATTCTAAAATATTTGATGCGTTTTTAGACCCTTGATTCATTATAGCAGAACCAGTAATACAGGGCATTAAGTTTTTAAGTTCTTTATATTTTGGAACGTCTTTTTTAACTGCTCTAGCATTAAGAACTAAATCCTGGTACTTGCCATTTTTAATAATTTCGATGTAATTTTCTAAATCAATATCTGTTTTATTAAAATCTTTAATGTTTTTATAAAAGCTAAATTTCATATAATTTATTTTTAGTTTCTGTTAATATTTTATTTGAATAAGTTTGCCATTTAACTGCTTTTCCTTCTTTTAGCATTGAACCAATTATTTTAAAATAAATAGGTCTTATATATTTTGAAAATCTTATTGCAAAATTTCCTTTTTTTTCGTGGTATAGAAATTCATTTTTAGGGAGTTGCAATTTACACAAAAAAGCCACCCATTTATTTTTTAAAATTTTTAAAGTTTCATATTTAGTGTGTCCTTTATTAATATGAAATTCTAAGTCTAAAGTTGGAGTCAATAGTTTTGCTTTTTTCCCTACAATTACAAATTCTTTTTCTTCTGGTTCTTTTTCTTTTTTTGGTGATGGAATTTCCCAGCCACAAGCAGGGCAAATTTTTTCTTTTTTTTCAAAGTTAAAACCACATTCTTTACAATCTATTATATCTAACAAAAGTGATTTTCTTTGCTTATCTGAAAATATTTTTTTCCAATCTCTATCAAAAGAAAAAATACCGTGTGTTTGATTATTATTACCTCCGTCAATTAAAAGAAAGTATGGTTTTTCAATTTTTGTTGTTTTTCTTGCACCCCGTCCAGCTATTTGTATCCATAAAGCTAACGACATTGTGGCTCTTGCCACTATAATAACTTCTACATCGCATTGGTCAAATCCTTTTGTAAAGCAATTTACATTTAATAAAACCCCATCCTTTGTATTTGCAAACCAATCTATGATGTCTTTTCTTTTGTCATCAACATTTTTACTATCAAAAGACATTACATTTTTATCTTTAAACAAATTTTTATAAACTTTATTTGCTTCTATAGAAGTAGTGAAAATCATTGTTTTTTTTCCATCACATAACTTATCAAAAGTATTTCTTAATGCTTTTAAATAACTTTCGCTTAAAAAAACTTCCCTTAAAGAACTTGCTGTAAATTCTCCTGTGCTATCTGTTTTAAGATTTGAATAATTAAAGTCAATGTATTCATTTCTTTCTTTAACTAAGTGATTATTTTTCATTAACCAATCAATTTCTTTAGCGCAAACTATGTCATCATAATAATCGCTCATTGTTTCAAGTTCAGATTCAAATTCGTTAATTTTGTTTCTTTTTAGTCTAACTGGTGTTGCTGTAAAACCAATAATTTTAGCCGTCTTAAAATAAGGAAATAATTTATTACCTTCCCATAAATGGCATTCATCATAAATAATATAATCAAACAAAGGTATTTTTTCACGTCTATTCCAAATCGTTTTAATCATTCCTATTATTACTTTATTTTTAGGAATAACTTTACAACCAGCTAAAATAACTCCTACATCTAATCCTTTTTTTTCAAATGTTTTTTTAGTTTGATTTACTAAATCAATTGAATCTACTAAAACTAAAATTTTAGAATCTAATACACTTACTAATTCTGTAAAAACAACAGTCTTTCCATACCCTGTTGATGCTTGTGCTACTATTCTATTATTAACTTTTATTAATTCTAAAATATCATTTAAAAATTCTTGCTGATAATCTCTTAACTTAAACATAAGTAGATTGGTTATTATTTTTATTTGTTTTTTGCATTACACAATTAAGGTTGTTTTCTTTTGTTACGTTGTAAATACCAACCATAATGTTTTATAATAAAAAATGCCTTTCGGATTGGAAGTGGAGTTCCGCACCGATAGGCTTTTAAAAATTTTTTTCAACATCTTAATGCTCCACCAATAAGATATGCAAATATACAAAATTAAAATGGAAAATCGTTATCTTTTTCTATATTATTTGCATTATTCCAAATAGTTGTTTGTCCCTCGCCTATATAAATCGTTGGTGCTTTTGATTCTCGTTCATCTTTTGTTTGTATTGCAGAAGCGAAATGTGTTTTAAGTATTGAAATGTTGTCTTTTTCATAAACAGTTTTAGTTTCTTTTAAGGGCACTAATTCAAATTTAACTTCTTGAATAGTAACATCTACGCCATCCTTATTTTTGTAGGTTCTTATTGTTACTAGGTTTCTTAATTTTTGAGCATCGAGTGTAATTGTTATTTTTGACATTTTATAATTGGTTTAAAAAGTTACGTGATTCTATTACTTTGTTTTTTAGTGTTTCTATTATTTCTGGTTGACATTCAAATTCAAACGTTTTAATACGCTTTTTATTTTCTATAATATAATTATGACCTATCTTATCATTATCTAATAAAACGTAAGTTAAAACCGCCTTTGTGCATCCTGTAAGATACATATAAACCTGTAATTGATAAAAATAATCTGAGTTTGGTATTTCATTTTCAAAATAAGGAAATGTAAAACTGCTCCAGCTACATTTTATATCATAAACCGTATCATTAATAATAAGGTCTGGTGTGCCTATAAAAAAGTCGTCTTCAAAAGTTTCTTCATTTTTTAAAACAAAAGGCAAGTTTAAAATTTGAATAGCGAAGTCGATTGCTTTGTCTTCATCTTCAATACCTCGCTCTAAGTATTTGCTTTTTATTTCGTTTCTATATCCAAAAATTCGTTCGGTTGCCCATTCTTTTAGATATGATTTTGTGGTTTCTGAAAGTGTTTCATTTTTGTTTCGTGGGTTTGTCATTAGTTTTCCACTTGCACTTGCTCGACATTTAAAATTGTTTAAGTTCATTTTCGATTTCTGGTGTTAAATTATATTTATTTTTAATTTGGTCAATTGTGTAATTTTTACTTTTTAAGGCATCAATAACTTTAAACCAATTCGGATGATTTTCATTCAATGGAATTAAAGTTACATCAATTTCGTAATTTATTAAATCTTTTCTGTTTAGGTCTGAGCCAAACAATTTGCCTAAATGGTCGCAAGCGTCTTTTATCGCTATTGTTTTGGCATTTGGAAAAGCCATTGATAAAGCTCCATTATTTATATTATTAAGGTCTGCAGGACTTGTGCCTTTAGATGTTTGCAATTGTGTAGCACCTATCCCATCGTGGAAATACCACTCGCCAGTGATAGGATTAAGGAAATGCACTCTAACAACTACATAAACGCCATTAAACGATTGCCCTTCTCGTAAGACTTCTATTCTATATGTCTTGAAAATTGTTTTCAGAAGCCATTCTATTCTTTCAATAGGTAGGTATTTATAACCTCTAATAAAAGGGTGTTCTTTTATCCATTCTGGTTTTGGTGGTTGGTTGAGCAAAATCATTAAAGTGTCTTGCTTTTGCACTTCTGTTTTGTCAAGGTAAAGGTCTGTGATTTTAGGTATTGTCATGATTTTTAAAATTTAATAATTTTTTATATTTTTGATTTAAAAAAAGAATAAATTTGGTTATCAAATAAACCACCTGTAAAAAATGATGTTTTTTTAAGTCTATTTTCCATTTCTTCAATTATTATATCATTAATAATTAAACCCTCTTCTAAATCAGAACCGCTATTTAAACGTAACTGGTTATTTTCATAAATTTCAACTAAATCATTTGCTGATTTATTTTTAATTTTTAATTTTAAATTTGTTTTAATTTCTTGAGTTGTCATGATTTTTAAATTTTAATTGTTAATATTATGATGCAAATATACGGCATTATTTTATATAAATATAAACTTTAACATTTTTTTAACATTTTCATAAATTATCAATTACAAAATCAACATTTGTTTTCAATTTAGCTTCGGTGTTTAAAAGCCCCACTTCGCCAATACTTTTAAGTTAATGGCAAGGCTACGAAACTGCATCTAAACGAGCATTTGTTATTTCAATAGCTTTTGGATTAATGTCGCAACCTATAAAATTTCGGTTCAGTTCTTTACAAACTACTGCGGTTGTGCCACTACC